TTATTTGGCGTTGTCGTGTTGCTGACTGGGCTGGTCGCATTGCTAGGCTTGACGCTCAAATATGTGGGGATCGCATGACCCCCGCACGCGCGGCGGAGGTGCTGCGGTCTATTATTTATCGCAAATCCGGACACGTCAGAACGGCCTGCAAGATGGGCGCTGACGCGCTGGAGTTGCTGAGCTGGCTGTTTGATATGGATGGCAACGATATCATGCGGTTTCACGAGCTGGAACGCCAGTGGTGCCAATCAGGGTCGTTAGATAGCTTTTTGGACTACTGCCGGGCCGAGTGGGAGAAGGAGCGCCGCGCATGACCCGCCAACCGCCGGCCCTCGCCCGCATCGCCGAACTGGAGCGCGTCTACGCCGAGGAGTACCCGACGGCGCCGCGGGCGGAGCGGAAGCGCTGGGCGGTCGAGGGCGCGCAGTACGAGGCCGATGAAAGAGACGCGATAAAGAACGAGCAGTAACCCCGGTTTGCCGACGCGGGGGAGGAAAGGGAGCAAAAATTGAAAGCCACACAGGGGATAATGTGTCTCTATGCCGACGAGACAGACATGGGGATAGCGGCAGGGCTTGCCGTTGGGCCGATAGACCAAAAGGAAGCCTCGCGGCTGGTGGTTCTTCGCCATTACCTGCATCGACGGCCTCCGATTTCCCACGCCTACGGGCTTTTTCTTGACGGCGATTTGTGCGGAGTTTGCACGTTTGGCGTTCCACCGAGCCGACACCTGCAAATGAGCGCGTGCCCGACTCGCCCATCCAGTGTGATCGAATTGAACCGGCTGTGGGTCGATGATACGCTGGGCCGCAATACGGAATCGTGGTTTGTTTCCCGCTGCCTCAAACTACTTCCGGCGTTCATTGTCGTCAGTTACGCTGACACAGCATGGAAGCACCGTGGGTACATTTACCGGGCGCTAAGTTGGAGATTTGCGGGCGTGACGGACGAGGAGCGGAAGACGCCGCGATTCGACTATCTCTGTCCTGGCAAGCATACGCGGGAGGCATTTAGAAGCGGCGACGGAGCCAACTCGCAGAAGGTGCGACGGCTCCCAAAGTACAAGTATTGGACGGTTACCGGAAACCGCAGGGAGAGGCGGGCTCTACTGGCCGCCGCGGGATGGCCGGATAAGCCGTGGAGCGGCTACGACAGTAAGATCGACGCTTAATCAGCAGTAACCAGGCCAATGCCGACGGCCTGAAACGAAAGGGAGCAATGAGAAAACGATGGACACCGGGAGACCCATGCCCGAAATGCACGACGCCGCTATGGGCGGAGTCTGACCGATACAAGCCGGGGCGCAGTATCTGCCACCCGTGCGGGAAAATCGAGCGGAACAACGAACAAGCCGCCGCGCGGGCGAAAACTGCGCAACCTTGCCGGGTGTGCAACTGCGTGCTCGTCGGAAACGACAAGCGGCACGCGGCGTGCAAGCCATGCAGGATGACGGCGGCCGCGGCGGCCAATGCGGAGCGGAAATGCCCGTGCGGCGCCAGCATCGCGCATCGGAGCAAGAACGCGCGGTTCTGTGATAAGTGCTCGTCGCGGCAGCGGGCGAAGGGCGCAATGGCGGGCGGCGTTGCGGCGCGGCGGAAGTTGACGAAGGAGCGGTTGCCGGAGGTGGTAGCGCGGCCGGTGGCGCAAGCGTGGCCGGGGCTGCGCGGGCCGGGCGGGGAGTGGGAACACGGGGTTACCAGCGTGCAGGGCTGGGCGACGTTGGATGGGGGGCGGGTGTGAGCGGCTACCGTACATTTCTTGACGGCAAGCACGTTCAGCCGCAACCATCCGGACTTTCCGGAGAGTTCGACTTGAACGGCAAGCTATTCGGCTTCCAAAAGCAGAGCATCACGCGGGCGCTGAACGCTGGCAAGTTCGCACTATTCACAGAGTGCGGGAGCGGCAAGACGGCAATGCAAGCGGAATGGGCGCGGCAGGTCTGCCAACATACTGGCGGCGACGCGCTGATTCTGGCACCACTAGCAGTGACGGCGCAAACCGTAGCAGAGGGCGCGAAGTTCGGCGTAGAAATAACGCAGTGCCGAAGCCAGAAGGACGTGCGCCGGGGCGTCAATGTCGCCAACTACGACATGCTGACGCACTTCGACGCGGGCCACTTCGACGCCGTTGTTTTGGACGAGTCGAGCATCCTCAAGAACTTCACCGGGGCCACGCGGAGGCTACTGCAAGACTCGTTTGCCAGCACGCCATACAAGCTCTGTTGCTCGGCTACTCCGTCTCCCAATGACCACATGGAGCTCGGCAACCACTCTGAGTTCCTGGACATCATGAGCGGCGGGCAAATGCTGATGCGGTGGTTTCTAAACGACACGATGAAGGCGGGCGGCTACCGGCTAAAGGGCCACGCTGAGGCTGACTACTGGCGGTGGGTGGCGTCGTGGTCGGTGTGCATGGAGAAACCGTCAGACCTTGGGTTTTCTGACGACGGATGGAATATGCCCGCGTTGAATATCCATGAGGAGATCGTCGCCGTCGATCAATCCATCAACGCCAACGGCCAACTGTTCCGGGTGGCGGACGTTTCGGCAACAGGCCTACATCGGGAGATGCGGCTTACGGCGCCGGCGAGGGCAGCGCGCGTTGCCGAGATCATCGGCGACTCGAAAGAGCCGTGGTGTATCTGGTGCAACACCAACTACGAAGCCGACGAACTTATGCGGGTGATCGACGGCGCAGTGGAAGTCCGCGGCGACGAGCGGACGGAGGCGAAGGAAGAAAAGCTACTTGGGTTCACGCACGGCGCGTTCCAGCGCATCGTCACGAAGCCATCAATCGCGGGGTTTGGCATGAACTGGCAGCACTGCAATAAGCATATCTTTTGCGGGCTGTCCTACTCCTACGAACAGTTTTATCAGGCAGTGCGTCGGTCGTGGCGCTTCGGCCAAACGCGGCCGGTTGATGCCTACATGGTCATCGCGGAAACAGAGGGCCCGGTCCTAAAGACCATTCGCGAGAAGCAGAAGAAGCATGAAGAAATGAAAGCGGCCATGGTTCATGCGATGGCGGCAATTCAAAACGGTACCGGGCGGCGTCAGCTTGCTTCAGCCGTTGGCACGAAGAAAATGAATCTTCCGAGGTGGATCTAATGAACGTGATTTTAGACGAGCGGCACGGCCGCAACTGGGCGCTCTACAACGGCGACTGCTGCGAAGTCATCAAAGGTATACCAGACGAGTCGGTAGACCTGACGGTGTTTTCGCCGCCGTTCTCCAGCCTGTACACCTACTCGGATTCCGAGGCCGATATGGGCAACTGCGCGAGTGACGAGGAGTTCTTTGCGCACTTCGGATTCCTCGCGCCGGAACTGCTTCGCGTGACGACGACGGGCCGGTTGTGTGTGATGCACGTCAAAGACCTGCCGACGTACCGGAACAGCGACGGGGCGAGCGGATTGCGGGACTTTCCAGGCCAGTGCATCGCCGCTATGGAGCGCGCCGGGTGGACGTTCCATAGCCGGGTTACGGTGTGGAAGTGCCCGGTGACGGAGCGGGAACGGACCAATAACAACGGGCTTCTGCATAAGACCGTAATGCGCGACTCCTCGCAGATTCGGCAGGGCATGGCCGACTACGTGCTGGCGTTCCGCAAGACGCCGCCCGGTGACAATCTCAGCACAAAGCCAATCGAGCGGCCGAATGGGTTCGAGCGGTACATTGGCGACGCCGCGCAAGATCCGCGCGAAACTGACCAACACCCGTCAAAGTACGCCCGCAAAGGCCGCGACGGGCGGACAAGCGTGGAGATTTGGCGGCGGTACGCGGAGCCAGTGTGGTGGGACATCGACCAGACGGACGTGCTCAACTTCCGCATCGCCCGCGATGAAAAGGACGAAAAGCACATCTGCCCGCTGCAGCTCGGGTTGATTCGCCGATGTCTGGAGTTGTGGTCATCGCCGGGAGATGTCGTGCTGTCTCCGTTCGCTGGTGTTGGCTCGGAGGGGTTTGTCGCGCTGGACGAGGGCCGCAAGTTCATCGGTATCGAGCTTAAGCCGGGTTACTTTTCGACGGCTGTAAAGCACCTGGAAAGCGCGGAGGCGTATGCCGGTGCTCAGGGAGGGCTATTCGATGCCATTGACTGACAACCCCATCGCCACCGCCCAGCGAGAACAGCGGGAAGCGGCGGCGCGGTACATCGCGGACGGGCACCCACTGGCCGAGTTGGGCATGGGCGACTGGTTTGCTGAGGAGTTTCTACTCACGCAGGAGGACCAATCATGACCCGCCCCTGGGCCCTAGCCGAATCCCGCCTGATAGCCGAGCGGGTGATGGAGTGGCAGGTGTTTGAGTTCAACGGGCGGCTCTGGCTTACCGACCCAACCCAGCGGCCCAAGTGGCTGTGGGATTGCTCTATCCCCGACTGGCCGCGCGATCCTGCCGCCGCGGCGATGGCGCTGGCCGCGATTCAGATGGACGGCTGGATTGTGGAGAAATCGTTTTGGACTGCCGCCAGTCATACGTTTTGCGTGATGCTACTGCATCCAACCGACAAAATACGAGCCGAGGGCAATTCGGCGAAGTGGGGCGAGGCTGTGATGCTGGCGGTTTTGGCGGCGGTGGAGGGGTGAGGCCGCCCGACGTCGAACTCGTCGTGCTTGGCGTGCCGGGGCCGCAAGGCTCGAAGCGGCACGTAGGCGGCGGGCGCATGATCGAATCGTCAAAGAAGGTTGCCCCATGGCGCGATTCCGTGGCTTGGGCTGCGCGGGAGGCGATGGCGGGCCGGCCACCGATTGACGGGCCGGTGCGGTGCCAGATGGTGTTCGTATTTCCGCGGCCGAAGTCCCGCAAGCGGACGGCGCTGCATGACCGCAAGCCGGATCTGTCCAAGCTCATCCGGTCAACAGAAGACGCGCTGACCACGGGAGGGGCCTGGGCGGACGACGCGCGGGTAGTGGAGTACGTGGAGACTTCGAAGCAATACGCTGATGCGTTTCTGTGTGGCATTGCCAGCGGGGCCGTGGTGCGGATTTGGCGGGCCGACGTATGACCATCCTCGACCAACTCAAGCGCGCCTGCGCCGTGCTGGTGCGCCAGAAGAATCACCAGGTGTGGCGGCTGCCCAACGGGCGGCGATACGTGATGGCGACAACGCCCAGCGATGGGCGGGCAGGTAGGAATTAGGAGGCCGTGTTAAAGCGGCTGATGCGGGCGAAGTAGACGGAAAGAGGGAGTTAATGACGCGATTTGAGAGAGTGGCGGTGGAAATCACCAAAGGCGTCGCTGTCGATAAGCAAACGGCGATAGCCATGAAAGGCGGAGAGGCGTACACTCCGCCACAAGAAAGCGATCAGCCGACGTATTACGCACCTCCGCCGCTGCGGACGGTGCCTATCGACCCATCGTTTACCGACCTGACCGGGAATAAATTCGGGCGGCTGATCGTGCTGGGTTTGGCAGCCGCCGGGTTAGACGGGAAGAAAACCAGATGGGCGTGCCGTTGCACCTGTGGAAAGTACTCTACCCATCGACCGTCCGCGCTGTTAGCCGGAAATGAGGACCGGTGCCACGATTGCGCTATCAAGCGCATGGCAACAGATGGCATCGGCGGGCGCTGTGTCGTGTGCGGCGGGCTCGCTCGGTTTATGCCCTATTGCGGCAAGTGCGGGAAAACGCGCGGGCGGGAAGCACCTAGCGTTACGCAGATTGTGCTGAAAGGAGGCGTATAATGGCACGCGCCCGTAATATCAAGCCGGGATTCTTCGAGAGCGACGACCCGGCAAAAGTCGGCTACCCGCAGCGCCTACTGTGGATCGCCATGTGGACGCTGGCGGACAAGGAAGGCCGCCTAGAGTACCGCCCGACGCGACTGAAAAAGTACGCATTTGGCTTCGATCCGGCGACCGTGGAAGACGTCGCGCAGTGGGTTCACGACCTCCACGACGCCGGGCTGATCGTCCTCTACCCGGTCGGTTCGGTCGAGGTAATCCAGTGCGTGAACTTCCTGAAGCACCAGCGGCCGCATTATAAGGACCCGGAAAGCGAGTACCCGCCGCCATCAGGCCAAATCAATGATAGGCCGATGATAGAGCAAAATCCCAGGATTCCCCAGGATTTGCCTCTATCATACGTCAATGATAGGCCGATTCCCCAAAGTTCCCCAGGATTCCCCAGGATTCCCCAGGATTTGGGCCTATCATCGGCCAATGATACGTCAATGATAGACGATTTCCCCAAAGTTCCCCAGGATTTGCCTCTATCATTGGCCGATCATAGACGATTTCCCCAAAGTTCCCCAGGATTTGCCTCTATGATAGGGGGGGTTCCCGGTATGAATGTGGAATGTGGAATGTTGAATGTGGAAGGGGGAAGGGGGAATGGCGCGCTGACGCCCGCCCCGCCCCCGCCTCAGCAACTCCGCATCGACGACAACGGCCCCGAACCAGACGAGCTTTTCCAGACCGCGGCGAAGTTCGCATGTGAGCACCTGCCAGCAGGCGGCGATGTCGGGCTCACAGCTTCGGCCATGCGCAGCGAGTTCCAGAAGTCGGCCAGCTTCGAGGGCAACCTGGCGGGCTTCTGCCTGAGCTTCACCGCCAGCGTCCGCAAGTGGCGGGCGGCATACGACGCAAACCCGGATCTGCGGACGAAGCAGGCGCAATGGTGGACCCGCGACGGCACGTACTCGCAAGCACCGCCAGCACCACGGGCGCCGCGAAGGTTTGGGCCGGTGGACCTGAAGGCCGGGCTGGAGGTGGACGATGCCCTGTAATCGCGGGACGGCCACCGCCCAGCTCAACCGCATGTCGAATCTCCAGGGGTTTGGCTTCATGGCGCCGGAGACGTTCACCTCGCTCATTGACGTGCTCGCCAGTCATTCCGACGATGCAACGCACGCTCGGGCGGCGGTGGATCTCATACTAGGCCGCAAATCGCTTCCAACGGGGCCGCAAGACATCGCGGACGCCTTGAACGAGGCGAAGCATGGGCAGCCGGTCAACGAGGCACCTCGGGCAAATACGGGAGGGTGCGGGCGCGAGGTGCCTGGGCTCACGTATTGGGACTACGATCCAAACTCGCGCGGGCTCGAAAAGATCCACCACCCGGCACGATGCGCAGGTGGAGAAATCCGCGTCACCAAGTGGGTACGGGTGCAGGGCATGGTGGACGAGCAGGGCAACCAGCTCAAACAGCCGTACGAGTTCAGCGGGAAATGTCGCTGCGCTGGGGGCACGCTATGACACCCGAGCAATTGCAATTAATGGCGCTTATGCGCATGGAAATAAAGGATTTACAACGCCAGAATACGCTACTCCAGCGCTGTCTTGCGCAAGTATCGGCCGACCAAGCGGCGGTGTGGGAATTATTGCGCGTTCAAGGAGCGCTGAAAAAACATAAAACTTTCCGTTGACTTTGCGGAAAACTTCTTGTAGGATCTGAAATTGAGCATAGCTGTTTGCTTAACCTCCGACGGGGTTTGAACTGGCGGTAAACGTCGCCAGCCCTTACGGGCTCCCAATCGAGGAGATGCGCTTGGACACCTTGAAACTGGCCGGACCGACTGTGATTTGTGAAAACGCAAGCGGTAAGCGGCGTGCAATCAGCCTTGCAACCTTGCGCATCCTCAAAACCGCCGGCCGCGTGGCGCGGCTGATCCAGCGCCGCAAAGATAAAGCGGTAACGCGGGTGTTTTTGCTGGCTGAACCAAACGAGATCGCCACGCGGATAACGGCGCAAGCCACTGTCGTGAAGGTTTTGCCGAATACCTACACCCACCGATCTTCGCTGATGGCTGGGCTGTGATGACGTTTTTGCTGCTGGGTGCGTGAGTGGTTTAAACGTTGCAGTGCGAAACATTGGGCTGGCTGCACTGAGCCTATAGCCTGGTGTTCGAGGGTTCGAATCC